AACTCTTGTTCAAAGGCGAATAATGAGCGAGCAAATTGATTTAGCTGCCCCTGGAGTAGCCAAAACCCTTGAAAAAAGGCTCATGGATGCCATTGACGCCTATTGCGTCGAAGCTTACGACGATGGTCACAGAAAGCACCTCGGTGGCTCTGAAATTGGCGAGGAATGTTCTCGAAATCTTTGGTACAAATTCCGCTGGGTTAAAAAAGAAGAGTTCTCAGGTAGAATGCATCGTCTTTTCCAACGCGGTCATCTTGAAGAAGAGCGTTTCATCGAATACCTGGAAGGCATTGGTTGTACTGTGTGGGCTGACGATCTTGAGAACAATACTCTTGTTTGGGATGACTTTGAATCTACTTACGATGTTGTCCCAAGCAACTCTGTAAATCGTGAACACCAACAGCCTATTCAAACTGATCACCCTAAGTTTGAAAGGTTTTACAGAGAAGCCAAATCAATGGGTGTTAAATTCCCACAATACCGCATATCAGGCGTTTTTGGTCACTTCGGCGGCTCCCTAGACGGTATTGTAAAACTCCCGCCTGAGTGGGGTATTGAAGAACCGCTGTTACTGGAGTTCAAAACATCTGGTACAGGTTCGCCTTTCAACAACACTGTTAAGAAAGGAATGAAGGTTGAGAAGGGCAAGCACTGGGCTCAAACTTGCACCTATGGTGCTAAATACAAGCTTCGTTATGTGTTATACATGATGGTCAACAAAAACGACGATGCTATTCATTTGGAAGTAACAAAGCTTGACCACAATTTTGGCAATCAAATGGAAATGAAAGCCGAAAAGATCATCACTTCCCAGACACCCCCGCCTAAAATCTCACAATCTGCAAGTTACATGCGCTGCAAATGGTGTAATTTTTCCGACATCTGCCACAACAATGGCGTAGCTGATAAAAACTGCCGATCCTGCAAACATGCTGTTCCAGCAGAAAACAAAGCTTGGTTATGTGCTGCAAACAACAATGCTCAGATACCAGAAGACTTTATTCCCAAGGGTTGTGATGCCCACACTTCTATAACTTTAATTGAAGAATAATGTTCCAAGCTCGTTGGTATCAACAGGAGGCGAAACAAGCCATCTTCAATTATTTTAGGAACGGCGGTGTCGGTAATCCCGTTGCCGCCCTTCCTACCGGCACAGGTAAATCTGTGGTCATTGCTCAATTTTTAGAGGATGTTTTCAAAGCTTATCCCACACAACGTGTGATGATGCTAACGCACGTTAAAGAGCTGATCAAGCAAAATGCTGAAAAGCTTATGTCTCTATGGCCTACTGCTCCCCTGGGTTTGCATTCAGCAGGCTTGAACAAACGAGACATCGCAATGCCTGTTATTTTTGGCGGTGTTCAATCTGTGTCGAAAACAATCAAAAAGCGAAATGAATCACAGCTTCCGCACTTTGGCCACAGGGATCTTGTCTTGATAGACGAGTGCCATTTGCTTGGGCCAAATGAAGACACTATGTACCAATATATCATCGCTGAGTTGCTGAAGATTAACCCTTATTTAAAGGTCATTGGCTTTACTGCAACACCTTACCGCTTAAAGCAAGGGATGATTACGGACGAAGGAATCTTCACTGACATCTGTTACGATCTTTGCAGCATGAACAACTTCAACCGTTTGGTAGATGAGGGCTTTCTTGCTCCGCTTGTACCCAAGCAAACCAACATGGAGATTGACACATCTGCTGTAAAAATGGTAGCAGGTGATTTCAACAACAAGCAACTCCAAGAGGCGGTTGACAAAGACGAGGTAACTTACAACGCAGTAAAGGAAATGTGCCAACAAGGTCACGACAGGAACCATTGGCTTGTTTTTGCTTCAGGTGTTGAAAACTCTGAGCATATTGTGGGAATGCTGAACACTTTTGGAATAACCGCTGCTTCCTGCCATTCTAAGCTAAAAGCCCACGAGAATGACGAAAGGATTGAAGCTTTCAAAAACGGCGAAATTAGGGCGCTTGTGAACGCTAATAAGTTGACGACAGGCTTTGACTTCCCTGGCATTGATTTGATCGGTATGCTTAGGCCCACACAATCACCTGGGCTTTGGGTTCAAATGTTGGGGCGCGGCACTAGGCCGTGCGAGGGCAAGGCTAATTGCTTGGTTTTAGACTTTGCTGGCAACACCAAACGCTTGGGGCCAATCAACGATCCAGTTAAGCCCAAAAAGCGCGGCAAAGGTGGTGGAGGTGATGCCCCCATTCGCATCTGCGACAACTGCGGCATGTACAACCACGCTTCGGCCAGGGTTTGTGAAAACTGTGATTATGAGTTTCCGCGCCAAACAAAACTTAGTGTTGACGCCAGCGAAGACGAGCTCATTAAGCGCGACGATCCAATTGTTGAATATTTTGAAGTCAACAAGGTCATTTACAATCTGCACGAAAAGAAGAACAAGCAAGGTGTTATCATGGCACCTCCGTCTATCAAAGTATCATACTTTTGTGGACTCAGAATGTTCAATGAATGGGTGTGTTTAGAGCATTCTGGGTTCGCACTTAAAAAGGCCCGTGATTGGTGGAGACAACGGCACCAGGAAGAGCCACCTGTGACTACCCACAGAGCTCTCGAAAAAGTTTCGGAACTCACTGTTCCTTCCCGCATAAAAGTGTGGGTAAACCAAAAACCCTATCCCGAAATCTTATCTTGTGAGTGGTAATGAGTACATATCCCATTGAAACTGAAATCACGGTGAATTCAAGCAGAGCTTTAGACTTTGCAGATTTTGCTGAAAAAGTATGCGATCACATTGACAACTATTCTGTCCCTCAATATGGCGACAGTGGTGAAGATGAGGCAACTAATTACACTGCTTTAGACTGCGTGACAGCTGCTAAGAAATACCTAGCTCGCTATGGCAGAAGCCAGAGGGAACAAGAGCAAGTTCTAGATTTAATTAAAGCAGTTCATTACATTCAAATGGCTGCTGACAAGTTCAACGAGGAGATTTCATGAACATATCAGATCTACAAAACCTAGTTCACTCAAGGGCCGTCAAGGCCGGTTGGTGGACGAACCTTGAAACCGGCGCACCGCTGCAACGCAACAAAGGCGAGTTGCTTTGCTTAATCCATTCAGAGATTTCTGAAGCCATGGAAGGTGTTAGGAAAAACCTAATGGACGACAAGCTTCCTGATCGCAAAATGGAAGAGGTCGAACTTGCCGATGCTGTCATCCGAATCCTTGACTATGCTGGAGGATACGGACTTGACATTGAAGGTGCAATCTTCGACAAGATTGAATACAACCTTCGCCGTGAAGATCACAAAATCGAAAACAGGAAAAAGGACAATGGAAAATCCTTCTGAAGAAAAACCTAAAAAGCACAGAGCAAGGCGAAAGAAAGAAGAGACTCCAAGTCCTGCCAAAGGTTTGCTCGATGCCTTGGCTTTCATCAAACCCGCTGGCAAGAAAAAAGGCGTCCACTGTCTGATCTCAAACCACTGGATGGTCGCCGCTGATGGCATTCTCACTATTGCCACGCCTATCCAGGAAGACCTAGAAGCATGCCCACAGATTGATAAGTTTGAGGAAGTGCTGAAACAGGTCGGTGAGGATATGTCAATTACTCAACTATCGGAGTCTGAAATTTCTGTCAGCTCAGGCGGTATGAAAGCCGTTGTCCCTTGCATGGCCCAAGCCCCTGTCATAACCGGCCCTGACCCTCAAGGAGGTGTTATCGATGACAACGTGAAAAAGGCGTTAAAAGAGCTTAATCCAATCATCAGCGATAAGGCCGAATACGCACCATTTGCAGGCGTTTTGCTTAACGGGAAGGTTGCTGTGGGCACCAACGGCCATGTGTTGCTCGAGGTTGAACACGGCTGCAATTTACCTGAAAACGTACTGGTGCCTAAAGTCGCCGTTGCTGCTGTCGCCAAGTGCAAAAAGACCTTGAGCGGTTTCGGTTACACCGGGCCTTCCTGCACTTTCTATTTTGAAGACGGAAGCCTCATTAAGACGCAGCTTTTTAACCAGGAATACCCACAATGGAGTAAAGCTTTGGATGCCGAACCTGACAGTGCTGCCAGTGCAACCAACAAAGATTTCTTTGAAGCTGTTGCTACCATTGGAAGTATGACTGAG